ATTTCCTACGTTGAAAGACGATTGGGGAATCTATGTACCTGAGGTAAAATACCTAGCTCCTGAACCACTGGTTAATTATTCTGATTTATCATTAACTAAATTTCCTGATGTGCACTTTGTTGGTGATGCGTTGTCAGCAAGGGGAATTTCAGTGTCAGGAGCCCACGGTACACTAGTTGCTGAAAATATTTTGGAGAACTAAATAAAATTACGTATATTAATAGTATGAAAATAGGTGAAAAATGGGGTAATGGTAAAATGTTAAAACAAAAAGATGGTACTATAATCCATATTTGGGATAATAAATTTCATAATTGGGAAGGTCCAGCTTATATTCCACAAGGTAATATGAAAAAAAGAGAATATTATTTATATGGAATTAAATATAGTGAATCAGAGTTTAAAGAAGTAGTTAGAAATAGAACAGGTTTACCTTGGTATAAAAAACCTGCACCTAAAGGAACTACACATAGAAATTAATATGAAAATAGGTTTATGTGGTACAATGAGTGTAGGTAAAACTACATTAGTAAAGGCACTAAAAGGTATAAATGAATTTCACACGTACAATTTTGCTACAGAACGTAGTAAATATTTAAATGATTTAGGTATTCCATTAAATACTGATTCAACATTAAAAGGTCAAACAGTATTTTTAGCTGAACGTTGTGCTGAGTTAATGAATGATAATATTATTACAGATAGAACTATATTTGATGTAATGGCATTTACTAATAATGCTAAATCAATTGCACATCAAGATAAAGCTATATTTGAAGATTATGCTAAAGAATTTTTAAGAGAATATGATTATATATTTTATATTTCTCCTGATGGTATTCCAATTGAAGATAATGGGGTAAGGGAAACAGATGAATATTATAGAGATGTTATTGATTTTTCTATTACTACATTAATTAGAAAATATGGCCATATGGTTAAAAATGTTGAAACAATTAAAGGCACAACAGAAGAACGAATTGAACAAATATTAAATGTTATAAAATCTTAATATATTTATAATAAACTTAACATTATGAAAAGATCGGATCTTAAAAAATATATTAGAGAAGAAATTATTAATACTCTTAGTGAGGCAACTGAGGAGGAAGTTGAAAATCAAAAAGAATTAAATAAAGAATTAGAAAAAACAGCAAAGCTTCAGAAACAATTAGGTGAGGATGAAGATAAAGATGATGAAGATGCTATTAGGGGTGCTAAAAAAGCTAAAGGTAAAACTAAAAGATATGATCTAGCCGTTGCTGGGTTTAAAAAAATTGACAGAGAAATGAGGAGCTTAGCTAAGGATTATTCAAAAGCCGAGGGAGCTGCTAAAGAAAATCTTTTAGCCAAATTAAAAGAGTTAACTAAAAAGAAAAAAGAGGCTAAAGAATTAGTTGATAAATACGCTGATGATGTCGTATAAAGAAAGAATATTTTATATTGCTAAAATATTAGTTTTAATTATAATTATAATTTGGTTTTTGTTTAGAGATAATGAGCCGTACGTTGCTGACTACCAAAATCAAATTAATGCATTAAATTCAAAAATTGATTCACTTCATAGTATTAATGATAAATTAAATTTTAAAATTGATACTTTAAATTTACAAATTAATTCTTTAGACAAAGAAATAGTAAAACAAGATAAACAAATTTATAACCTTAAAGAACAAACTAATGAAAAAATTATTGCCGTTGATTCTTTTGGCGATGATGAACTTGAAAGGTTTTTCGCAGACAGATACAGACAGTACCTCGATTCAATTGCAAAAACCGATAGCTCGTCTAGTAATTAAAGATCTTATTTCTGGTGATGGAGCTAAAGAAGAATTAAATCTTACTTTAGACAAAATATCTTTATTAGAACAGAAAATAGTTCTTAAGGATAGTGTTATATTTTCTCTTAATACTAAAATAGATAATGTTAGAAGCATTGTGATGACTAAAGATGATCAATTAAACCTATCCCAAGAACTAACAGCTAGATTAGAAAAAGATTTAAAAAAACAAAAACTAAAAAATAAATTGACTTTAGGAGCAGGAGTTTTAGCAGGTGTTGCTATTTTAGTTATATCTAAGTAATATGGCGGGGGATTTAAAAAAAGTAATAAGACAGGAGTATCTTAAATGCGCTAAAGATCCAGTGCATTTTATGAAAAAATATTGTTATATCCAACACCCCCAAAGAGGTAGAATACAATTTAATTTATATCCATTTCAAGAAAAAGTATTAAATTTATTTAGGGATAATCCTTATTCAATAGTACTAAAATCAAGACAGTTAGGTTTATCTACATTATCTGCTGGTTATTCTTTATGGATGATGCTATTTTTTAAAGATAAAAATATTCTTTGTATTGCAACAAAACAAGAAACGGCAAAAAATATGGTAACTAAGGTAAAATTTATGTATGATAATTTACCTTCATGGTTAAAAGTTGATGCTGCAGAAAATAATAAACTTAATTTAAGATTAATAAATGGTTCACAAATTAAAGCAACATCAGCAAGTTCTGATGCTGGTAGATCAGAAGCAGTTTCTTTGCTACTAATTGATGAGGCGGCATTTATTGATAATATAGCAGAAATTTGGGCTTCAGCACAGCAAACATTAGCAACTGGAGGTGGTTGTATAGCACTTAGTACTCCTTATGGTACAGGTAATTGGTTTCACCAAACATGGACTAGGGCTGAGGCAGCTGAAAATGACTTTTTACCTATAAAATTACCTTGGTATGTACATCCAGAAAGAGATGAGGCATGGAGAAAAAGACAAGATGAATTATTAGGTGATCCTAGAATGGCAGCACAAGAATGTGATTGTGATTTTAGCACTTCTGGTGATATAGTATTTTACCCAGAATTTATTGAATATTATGAAAAATCATTTATTAAAGATCCATTAGAAAGAAGAGGTATAGATCAAAACTTATGGGTTTGGGAAACACCAGATTATACTAGGGACTATATTGTTGTAGCTGATGTCTCTAGAGGTGATGGTAAAGATTATTCCGCATTTCATGTTATTGATGTTGCAAATAATGTTCAAGTAGCGGAGTATAAAGGACAAATTAATACAAAAGATTATGGGCATTTATTAGTTGGTATTGCTTCTGAATATAATGAAGCAATGTTAATAATTGAAAATGCCAACGTAGGTTGGGCAACTATTCAAGTTGCTATTGATAGAAATTATCAAAATTTATATTATTCCCCAAAATCAGATCAACCTAATGTTAATTCCTATTTTGATAAATACCAAGACCATTCACGTATGGTTCCTGGGTTTACTATGTCTTCGAGAACAAGACCAATGGTAATAGGAAAATTTCAAGAATATTTAAGTGATAAAGGTGTTACATTACAATCAAAAAGATTGTTGGAAGAAATGAAAACATTCATTTGGAGAAATGGAAGACCAGAAGCACAATCAGGTTATAATGATGATTTAGTTATGGCCTTTGGTATTGCTATGTACATAAGAGATACAGCTTTAAAATTTAGACAAAGGGGTATTGATTTAACAAAACAAGCATTAAAAAACATGTCAGTTAATAGAACTTCATATAAAGGTGCCTATAATTTTTCTAAAGGTACTGATAATCCTTATCATATTAAAACAGATAAGGGTGGAGAAGACATTAGTTGGCTTTTATAATAATATTTATAACAATAACTATATACAATGGCTGATACAAGTATATTTTCAAGATTAAGAAGATTATTTTCTACTGACGTAATTATTAGAAATGTTGGTGGTAATCAAATAAAAACTATAGATTCTAATCATATACAAGCAAGTGGTGAATATGAAACCAATGCTTTAGTAGATAGATTTAATAGAGTTTATACAACACAACCTTCATCATTATATGGAGCTCAATTTAATTTAAATTATCAATGGTTAAGAACCCAATTATATTCTGAATATGATGTAATGGATCAGGATGCTATTATTGCTTCCGCATTAGATATTTTAGCTGATGAATCAACGCTAAAAAATGATATGGGTGAAATACTTCAAATTAGAAGTTCCAATGAAGACATACAAAAAATATTATATAATTTATTTTATGATGTTTTAAATATTGAATTTAATCTTTGGATGTGGATTAGAATGATGTGTAAATATGGTGATTTCTTCTTAAAATTAGAAATAGCCGAAAAATTTGGTGTTTATAATGTTATTCCTTATACAGCATATCATATAGAAAGAATTGAAGGTGGAAACCCAGATAATCCAGCTGAAGTACAGTATAGATGGAATCCTGATGGATTTGCAGGTAGTAGTTATGGTTATTATTCTCTACCAAACCAAGTTGATGGTGATAGTCCAGGTATTACTTACGACAATTATGAAATGGCTCACTTTAGAATGGTTGGTGATGTTAATTATCTTCCATATGGTAGAGCATATATTGAACCAGCAAGAAAATTATTTAAACAATATACATTAATGGAAGATGCGATGTTAATTCATAGAATTGCTCGTGCCCCAGAAAAAAGAATATTCTATGTTAACGTTGGAGCTATACCACCTAATGAAGTAGAAGCATTTATGCAGAAAACAATTTCGAGTATGAAACGTACTCCTTATATGGATGAAAAAACAGGTGAATATAACTTAAAGTATAATATGCAAAATATGCTTGAAGATTTTTATATACCAGTTAGAGGTAATGATAATGCTACTAAAATTGATACTACCCCAGGGTTATCTTATGATGGTATTCAAGACGTAGAATATTTAAGAGATAAATTATTTGCCGCACTTAAAATACCTAAAGCATTTTTAGGTTATGATGAAAATGTAGAAGGTAAAGCTACATTAGCTGCTGAAGATATTAGATTTGCTCGTACAATTGATAGAATCCAAAGAATTATACTATCAGAGTTAAATAAAATTGCACTTGTACATTTATATACCCAAGGTTATACCGATGAGACATTGACTAATTTTGAATTATCAATGACGACTCCATCAATTATATATGACCAAGAAAGAATTGAATTATTAAAATCAAAAACTGAATTAGCACAAGCAATGTTAGATCAAGGTTTAGTGCCTTCTGATTGGATTTATCATAACATTTATCACTTTAGTGAAGATCAATATGATGAATATAGAGATTTAGTTAGAGAGGATTCTAAACGTAAATTTAGAAATGCTCAAATTGAAGCAGAAGGAAATGATCCTATACAATCAGGACAATCTTATGGTACACCTCATGATTTAGCTTCATTATATGGTAAAGGAAGAATGTATACTGATCCAGGTAATGTACCAGATAAGGAAAAATATGCTTCTGATGATCCCCAATTAGGTAGACCACAAAAACAAATGTCTAATAGAGGAAAACAAGATAACAATTTTGGTAAAGATCCATTAGGAGTTAAGAGAATGAAAGACACTGACAATAATGACGGTGATTCAGTAAGACCTAGTTTTAAGGGCAGCCCCTTAGCTTTAGAATTTGAAAGTCCAAAGGTGACTTTTTTAAAGAATAAGGATATGTTTAAAAAATTAGACGGTAAAAAATTAATATTTGAAGAAGACAAGGATGATTCTAAACTATTAGATGAATCCCAGTTGAAGAAACAATAATTGGTACATATTTATAAATAAATATATTTTTTTTCATGAAAATTAAACACTCAAAGTATAAGAATACTGGTATTTTATTTGAGTTACTAGTAAGACAGATTACGGCGGATACATTAAAAGGCGGAGACTCTCCAGCTATAGATTTACTTAAAAAATATTTTGTTAAAAGTGAATTAGGTAGAGATTATAAGTTATATGAATCTGTCATTAAATCTAAGGTTATTAATGAAAGTAGAGCAAATTTACTTATTAATTCTATATTAGAAAACTCTAAAAAATTAAACAGAACTTTACTAAAAAAACAAAAATATAGTCTTATTTCAGAAATAAGACAACATTATAGTTTAGAAGAATTTTTTGGTTCAAAAGTAAAAAGTTATAAAGAATTAGCTTCATTATATGTTTTAATGGAAAGTAGAAATTCAAAGAAATTTTTAGATAGCCAACAAGAAGTAAATAATAAAATTACTTTATTAGAACATTTAACTAAACAACCAATAGTTAAACAACAAAGTGATAATATAATTGAAGAATTTTCTAATCAAGATAAGGATGTAAGAACACTAACTTATAAAATGTTATTGGAAAGATTTAATGATAAGTACGATTCATTGAGTAAAGAACAAAAACAAGTATTAAAAGAATTTATTAATTCTGTTGATTCTACTCCTGCTTTAAGAAATTTTTATAATGATAAAATTCACCTTCTTAAAGAAAAATTATCAAAACTTTCAAATAATATAACCAATAAAGCTACACAAATAAAGGTTAATGAAATTTCAAAATTACTAACAGAAGTTAGTAAAACAGATAAAATTAGTTCAGATAACCTAGTTGATCTACTTCAGTATTATGAATTAGTTCAAGAAATCAAAGTAGCACATGCAGTATAAATATAAACTTTCAGAAATGTCTAAAACTGCTCCTCCTGAAGAAGCAGCAAAAGAATTAAAACGTAAACCTGGAGAAGATTTTAAAGTAGGTCAGGTTACTTATAGTGATGATGGGTTAAGAAAATCTGTTGTTACTAATATTAATCCTGAAACAGGAGCTGTTAGATGGGAAATTATACAATTACCTGGTTTTGAAACATTATATGATGAATTAGATGATTTAGTTGATATATCTAAAAGAGTTTATGTTAAAACTAAAGATGATAAAAAGTTTAGAGAATTTTATGAAGAAGCTCGTAAACTAAGAAATAAAGTTAGAACACATCTTAGAAACGAATACCCAGACGAATATAAAAATATTACAAGAATTGCGGAAGATGTAGAACCTAATGAAACAAATTTAACTAATGCAGTTAAATTAAAATATAACAATGCTATTGGTTCATCTTCAGACTTTGCTGATGCTTTGTTAGATATTTGGAATGAATTATCGGCTAAAGAAAACGATGCTATAACGCAAACAAATGCTTTAAAACAAGCTAAAGCTCTTCTTGCAAAACAATCATCTCAAGAAGATGTAGATGAAATATCTACTAGTAGTGGAGCAGGAGCTTATTTAACACCTTATGCTTTTAGATTAAAAGGAAAAAAACCAAATATTAAAGCATATAAAGAATTAGGATACGAAGAAGTAAATGAAAATAAAAAAAATCCGGGTGCAACATTAGGACCTGGCCCTGCAGCTAGTGAAGATGGTGTAAAAGATAATTATTATGTTAAAGCATTTAAATTTAAACTAGTCCCTAAAAAAATCAAAGACTCAGGAATTATAGTTAAACAACTTTTTTAATATGTATAAATATAGGATAACTGAGGCTGATGATAGACTAGAAAAATTTCAACAAAAGCGTATAGAAGCTTTTGATGATATTGAAAAAGAATTAATGTCTCTAATTAAACCATTAAGAAGGGCAAAAATTAGAACAATAAAGTACTATAAACAAGATGAACCAAAAAGTTATTCTGTGTTAGTAGGAACTGATTTAATTAGAGATTATATTAAAGATATAAAAACATTATTAGAAGAAAATTGATATGAAAACTTTGCAAGAACAATATACATTAATAAAAGAAGGAAAAGGACATAAAGATATGTTCTTAAAAGAAGCTAAAAGGCTTTATCCTAATTTAATTAACAAACCAGCTACATATAATGAAGCTACAAAAATATTAAAAAACAAAGGAGTTTTGACTGAAAATATTATGGGTGTTGCTGATTTAAGCCCCATTAATTCAATTGAATCACCTAAAGCTAGTTGGGAAGAAAAATTTAAAAACTTTATTAATGAAGCAGGAGAAAAATCATTAAATCCTATTGTTAATAATGATATGAAATTTAATACTAGAGAAGAAGATGAAAAAGTCCCAGCAGTATCAAAAGCAAAGTATTCAATGGATACAAACGAAGCTGGTTCTTATAAATTATCTAAAGGTGTAGAAAATATAGCTTCACATAATTATGATTACTCACCTAAAGTTGATAACATTAATAATGTTAATGTAAATGAATTACAAAACGGAGTATATTGCGAAGCAAAAAACA